AACATTGAACCGAACCAAATTTATATGTGTATAAAATGCAGACAGAAATTTCAAGACCGAGCAAAATGGGGGCCGTGGTTAAACGCCGTGAAGTCCTTGCTAAGAAGTACGCAATCATGATTCTACGAGAGGACATGGGCAAAACATGGGAACAAGTGGGAATATCAATGGGAATGAATCCAAGGGTATGTAATGAACTATATTTGAAAGCCATCAAAGATGAAACCACACACAAAGATTTATTTAACATACTTTGGATATGACAAAGGGGATTGGATTGAATGCGAAGTACCCGAATGCGGAAAACAATGTATTGATGTCCACCACCTATTGCCCAGGTCACGCGGAGGCAAAGACAACATTGAAAACCTTATGGGGTTATGTCGCGATTGTCACCACGAAGTACACTTTGGAACAAAATTGAAAAACGAATATCTTATCACAGTACACCACATAAAACTAAACAAATGAATATCGAATGGGTTAAAACAAAAGACATCATCCCAAACACGGAAAACCCCCGTATAATTAAGGACGATAAATTTAAGAAGTTGGTACAATCAATCAAGGACTTTCCCGAAATGTTGGAGATCCGCCCAATTGTGGTCAACAATGAAATGATGATATTGGGTGGCAACATGAGATTAAAAGCCATACAAGAAATTGGATTAAAAGAAGTACCAATCATTAAGGCGGAAAACCTAACCGAGCAACAACAACGGGAATTTTTAATAAAGGACAATGTTGGATTTGGTGAGTGGGATTGGGATGCGTTGGCAAACGATTGGGACCCAGGTGATTTGAATAAATGGGGATTGGATGTGCCAAACATTGATGACATCACAGAAACAAAAGATATCCCCGATGTCGGTGAAGTGGAATTTAGTGAGGAATTATTATTGGAACATAATTACATCGTTTTGTATTTTGATAATCCATTGGATTGGGAGGTGGCCCAAGGCGTATATGGATTGAACCAAGTAAAAAGCAAAGAAAGTGCAATCAAATGTCAAAAATTTGGTGTCGGTCGTGTTGTTAATGGCAAGAATTTTATATGAACATTATTATCCCGTCATACAAACGAAGCGATAATCTTTTGGGAAAGGATTATTTTGACATGGGCATTTATTGTGTGCCAGAATCACAAAAGCAAGATTACATCGATGCGGTTGGTGATAAAAGAGTGGTGGCGATTCCCGACGAGCATGATGGGGATGTTGTCAAAAAGCGAAATTGGATATTAAAAAACATTCCCAGGCCGTTAATTATGATTGATGATGATGTGGAATCAATTGGGTATTACGAAAATCGCAAAGGGGAAAATGACGGGGAACATAAAAAGAAAACATTGCCAAAGGATTATTTAATGGAATTTTTTATACATAGTTTTGATATGTGCGAACAATTTGGGTCCAAGATGTGGGGGATAAGTCAAAACGAGGATAACAGAATTTATAAGGAGTTTTTGCCATTCAGTTTATCACAAATATGTTTGGGACCAGTGCAGGGGCATTTGGATCACGATTTGATATTTGATGAAAAGGTTGGAAGCAAAGACGATTACGATATGGCGTTACAACAATTGAACAAATACAAAAAGATATTTCGATGGAACAAATTTCATTATATATGTGAGCATGGTGACAACAAAGGAGGGATTGTATCGTATCGAAGTAAGGACAAAGAAATTGAGTATTGCAAACGCATTATGTTGAAATGGGGTAAAAAGATAATTTCGTATCAGTTACCACCGAGAAAAATGACAGATTTATTGAACGCAAAAAAAGTAAACATACCAATAAAAGGAATATGAAAGCATGGAGAGAAACCAACCGAACAACCCCCATCGATAATGAATGGGTATTAATTGACACAACACAAGTGGCATACATAATGGAAGACCAATGGTATTTGGCCCACGATGATTCACCAATACATCAACCAATTTGGTGGATGCCAATCCCAATTTTACCAAACGATTAATCATGACCCCGAAAGACAAAGCGAAAGAACTGGTTGACAAATTCACCTTGGTTGGATTGCAACAAAGAAACGAAGGTATTCAATGCGCGGTAATCATGTGCGATGAATTGTTATCTAATTCAACATTTTTATTGAGTAATGGGGAAATTTATTTTTGGCAAAAAGTAAAACACGAAATCGAAAACCTATGAAACTACAAACATATAAACGAACAACTTATATCAAAGGATATACCTTTGATGGAACGCATGAATCGGCAAAATTCATTATTGAAAAGATAAAAGAATTTAGCATTCCCGCATTTAACCGAATTGTATATCAACAAAATTTAGTTGACGATACAATCAAGTTTGAGTATTATGGGTACAAAATAATGCAAGGGGATTTCATACAATTTGGAAGTCAAATTGACCCAAACGATTGTACTATTTGGTCTTCAAAAGACCTTGAAAGAAACAAATATATATTGGAAGAATAATTTGAAACAAATTTGACAATCATGGCAAATGATGAGAATTTAATACCACCAAAGCCAGGTGAGGTTAGAAACCCCAATGGCAGACCCAAGGGAAGCAAGAACCGAAGCACCATCGCACGGAAATGGTTGGAGGTAATGCAAGAAAGCAAGAACCCCATCACGGGTGAATTGGAAAAACTATCCCAAGAAGATTTGATAACCCTTGCAATGATACACAAGGCAAGGAAAGGTGATGTGGGTGCGTACAAACAATTGATGGATTCGGGATTTGGTATGCCCACCCAACAAATTGATGTTACCACAGAGAAACCAATCTTCAATGGCATTGATTTGGATGTGAAGTAATGTTGCAAACCACGACCGCCCAGAGTAAAATTGCGAACCTAAGGAAACGGGTGCGGATAGTTCGTGGTGGCACATCCTCATCAAAAACATTTAGTATCATCCCGATGCTTATCACATACGCCGTGCAGAACGCAAAGTGCGAAATTAGTGTGGTATCGGAAACCATCCCGCATTTGCGAAGGGGTGCAATCCGTGACTTTCTTAAAATTATGGACATGGTGGGAATGTTTGATCCGAACAAATGGAACAAATCATCATTGACCTACACATTCAGCAACGACAGTTACATCGAATTTTTTAGTGCAGACCAACCACAAAAATTAAGGGGTGCAAGGCGTGATGTTTTATTTGTGAACGAGTGCAACAACATCGATTGGGAATCATACTACCAACTTTCCATTCGTACCCGCAAATTTATTTATTTGGATTATAACCCAGTGCGTGAATTTTGGGTTGATTCAGAATTGATTGGTGACCCCGATGCGGAAATGATTGTATTAACTTACAAGGACAATGAAGCACTTGACCCCGCGATTGTAAACGAGATTGAGAAAGCCCGTGTAAAGGGTGAAACAAGTAATTATTGGCGGAATTGGTTTTTAGTATATGGCTTAGGACAAATCGGAAACCTGCAAGGGGTTATATTCAGCAATTGGCAAACCATTGACACCATCCCAGAAGATGCAAGGTTGCTTGGCATTGGTGTGGATTTTGGGTATACAAACGACCCCACGGCAATTGTAGCCGTTTATGAATACAATGGTCAAAGAATAATAGATGAGGTCGCATACCGCACGGGAATGCTTAATTCGGACATTGCAAAGGCATTACCCAACTTTGTACCCGTTTATGCGGATAGTGCCGAACCAAAGTCAATCGATGAAATTAAAAGATACGGCATAAGAATCAAGGGAGTGACCAAGGGCAAGGATTCCATTAACTATGGAATACAGATTATGCAATCGCAATCGTATTTGGTTACATCCACATCCACCAATTTAATCAAAGAGTTGAGGAATTATTGTTGGGATACGGATTCACAAGGCAAAACAACCAACATTCCAACGGGTGTACATCACGGGCTAGACGCGACTCGCTACTTCGAGATGATGGCATTGGGTATCAAAAGTAATTTCGGAAAGTACGATATTAGGTAGTATTGTTTATTTCGTGTTTATTTGTATCTTTGTGAAGACAAATGATGAAACACGGTAGTTTATTTTCGGGAATTGGAGGGTTTGATTTAGCATCCGAATGGATGGGATGGGAAAATGTTTTTCATTGCGAGTGGAACGAATTTGGTAAAAAAGTGTTGCACCATTATTGGCCAAACGCAGAATCATTTGACGACATTACAAAAACCGACTTTACAAAATATGCAAACAAAATTGACATTCTTACG